GTAAAACAATCATCGAACAATTAAAGACTATCACTGAAACGATAGAAGATTTAATTGAAAAAGAAACAACAACTTGGTATCCCGATAGAGAATTACCAACAAGTAGCTTAAGTGACTTGGAAGAAGCTTATGAATTACTTGAACGAATAGTAAATTATGAACCTACAGATCAGGAAATGATGAGTAGTTTTGGCACTAAATGGCATGACGGATTATGAGTGATATAAATAACGATTCATTAAAAGAACAACTGTATGATGAAGCTTGGATTGATTATATGGTTGCTAATAATCTCACTCAAGATAAATTGATGGAGATAGAACAGGATTCTGAACTTGGTTATTTACCTGAGATAGCAGAAGAAGCTGAAAAAAGATTTGAAGAATTAAATTAATTTTCTTTAGTTTTCTTAAGAAATTCATGTATAGCTTCTCTGATTAAAAAACCTACAGACATACCAGACCTGCAAAGCTTTTTTAACTCTTCATATTCCTGCGGATCAACACTGATACTGATTCTTTTTAGGTTGGTAGCTGACATAATGAATGGCAATTTTATATTAATATACTATCAGTGTAATACTAATGCAACAGTGAATGCAAAAATCCAGGGTTTCTGTACACCTCAAAGAAAAAGAAAAGAAAGAAAAAGAACCAAAAAGAAATAAAAGAAAAAGAATATATATAAGGGTTATTAATATACTTATAAACGTAGTTATATAGCTTTAGTAATAATATATATATATATATATTAGAAAGGATAAGGAGAAAAGTTTTTTAGAGAGCAGAAATATTCCCCTTGACATATAAGTAAATAACATCTAATGTCAGTAA